CACACGCCTCAAAATCCCCCCGTTTTCCTAATCGTATGGTCGTGTTACCAGTCCCCTAAGTACGCTGCTGGTGATCGGAATCCTTCCGGCTAATACTTATTTCTAATACAAAAACGAGTTGTTCTTTCGAATACTCTGCAATATAACGTTGCTATCCGTTGTGTGAGGTTTAAGCGGTCACACACGCTATGAGATTTAACCCGATCTCTACGGGGATCTACCTTTAAGTTTAGGTAATACTCCAGGTCTTCCACCTGTATCAAAACTTCTTACTTTAACGAGCTAAGTTATTAGGCTCTATAATATAGCTATTCAAGCTAAACTGGTTACATATATTTATTATCCCGCCTATGTCCATAGGCGGCCTTCTACAACACTTAAATTGCAACCCACCGAATACTGGGATACACTGTAAAAGTACCAGTAGCAAAAGTTGCATTTGCAACAAAAGTAAAAGCATCTGTTCCATTTGAAGAAACATAATAACTTGCGCAAATGGTTTGAGAAGTAAAAGCACTTGACTGATATTGTGGTGTTTGAACAAATTGGACAGCATTTTTGTATGGTGAGACACTATATATTAGTGCAATACTAGTAGAAGACACTCCCACATATGTGACATCTAACAAATAATTGCCTGCAGGAGGAACAAAAGAACCAAGAGTATTCACAATAGCCAAACCATTTGTCACAGCAGTTGAAAAAACTAATTGAAAATTGACTGTTGTTGCGATTGCTACTTCTCCTGCTGCTGTTATAAAAAAGGAAGCACTATTATTAATAGGTGCAGCTGCAATTGCTTCCAAAACTGGAATCATCACTCGACATTTGTAACGAACACGCAATTCTCCAACTGTTGCTGTATTGGCATTCAAACCCTGTGTTGCAACAATCAAATTTCCGACATCATATGTTTTGATATCAGTAGCACCAGGTAATCCAGCTGGACGAATAAAATATCCATCAACAAACTTTTTGAACATTCTTGGCGGGATCACTAATTTAATACGTTTACTAGGCATATCATCTGCATGGGGATCCATAGCTTCCATTTGTTGTTTTGAAGTTGGGGTAGCATCAGCTGCATCAGAATCAAAAGCAAGCATAACCTTACCTGTTTGGGTGTTTGTCGCATACTCTCCACCTTCTGGTTTGTAATAAAATTCAAGATATTCAAACTCATATTTTTCAAAATTATTTTTTGCTACACCTGCTCCCCATGGAAAAGTTCCTGCTTGTCCAATATTCACTGAATAACTGGTTGCTTTGAAATTAGCACCAGTAGCATTTCCTATAACTTCTCCAATATACTCGTCTTCTTCAATAACCATATTCTTTCGGTTAACATTTCGGGTGCGAGCTCTCCCCTGACCTGTGGAACTATTTTGTCCACGCCCTCCACCTCGTCGTCGAGGTCCTCTTCGAGGTTGCTTTTGAACAGGAAGCTGAAACGAAGTTCCAGGCCCCTTATACCGGACATCTCCGGGTTGAACCATAATGGTTCGCATTTTACGTGTCGCTTTCTCGCCTTTCCCACGTCTAGATCGGCTTTTCTTGGAACGAGTTGGTTGACTCATTCTTTTATCAGGCATTTCTAATCTTTCTTGCTCTCCTGATAAACCTTGTTGCTCAATAGCAACATTTTCTCCAAGAAATAAATCTGCCAATCTGGCATCATTCAATATTGAACATTTTGCTTCAATCCAATCTAAATCATCACTACACACTGCATCAAATTTTTCTAATAACCATGCAATAAATTCACGACTAAATCGACGAAATTGTGTATCTGACCAACCAATTTGCAATAATGCAGCAACCCGCAATAATGTAAATGCTGGGCTTTGTTTTTCTGTATTTGCATATAACAAACTTGTCATAAGTTTATTTCGGTCATAAATTGGTATAGCTTTGCCACAGTAAAAAATAGTTCTTGCTGACAAGAAATCTAAATCCTGTGCTGATCTTGGCTCCATTGAATCTGTTGTTGTTTTGACTCCTATTGTATTCCATTCTGAAATAACAGTGCGGGCATTATAAAACTTATGTGCCCAATCACTTACTGTCCAGGTATTATCATCACCAACCAAAATTTTTGACGTATTCATTTCAAATTCCGTATAATTTGGTTTTTCACTCAACATAATCCACGCATAAGCTAGTAATGTATATAAAATCAGGGTATTATCATTAATTGTATTCACTGATCCAGAGGGATTTCCACCCAATTTCATCACCAAAACTCCTTCTGGTGTGATTACCAACGAATTCACTAAATTTCTGTAATAAACCTTCAATCGTTGTAAATTTTCTGGTGTTCGATCTTCATCATGATACATATTCCAGCGGAGTTTTGCACAACCCCACATCATATTTGCTCTTAAGGAGGAATCATATTCACTCTCATCTAAAGCATAACCCTGTCTAAAAATGTTCAATTTCCGGTATAGTATGTCCCAATTTCCTTTGAATGGACTCATTCCTACACCAGATGAACTACGTAAATATGAAGAGTTCATTTTCTCATTCATATCTTCAAACAACCGATTTCCTTGAACAGTACCATCAGTTGCGCCAGCTGTAAACGTTCGGATCTTATTCTCAAGCGTTTTTGCAGTTGGTCTTACTTCCTCTTTCAAAGAATTAGTATTGCAAAAAGTATAATTTGGGTCTAATAAGTTATCCCAATCCACAATTAACCACGGTATAATATCCGGGTCATTTTCAAACAATTCTTTCTTTTTTGCAAACTCTGAATTAAACGGAAAACCCGTTGATGTTGTCTTATCCAATTTTGCCACAACTTCTTCAGTAGTTCTAATCCTTGCACCACTCATATAAGGACTAAAATGTCGTTCAGTCCATTCCCAGGCTTCATTCATGCCTTCTACTTGTTTTATTTCTAAATTGGGAATATCTTTTGCATACTTACTCATTGATTTATAAGCTGCTTCTTGATT